ATAAGACTTAATTTTATCAGGTACAGGATTATCGGATGCGTTTAAACCTGTTCTAACTTGCATATCCCAATCGTTAAATTTTTCAGCCCTCTGAGCCATTGAAGCTTCGGCAGATGCCTTTTTATTTGTTTCATTGGCAATTTGTAATTGTTTTTCACCTAGTTCAAGATTTTGAACCATTTGCTTTGCCTGTAAGGCTGATTGTAATACGTTTGACATATCCGGGGCTTCGTTTTGCATAACAGCCGAGGCACCAGTTGGTGAAGATGCACCACCTCCACCCATAGATAAAATAGGGTTTAGTCCTGCGGCTTTTAAGTCAGAAATCTCTCTTTGATGAGCAGTGTTTGACATGCGTTCCTGAAATTTCATTTGTTCTTGTGACATAGCACGGTTTGCATCGTTGGCTTCTGATTGTCCTACAGCGGAAGATATTCCATTTCCAATGGATGCACCAGCCATAGCACCAGCAGGACCACCGAGAAATGCACCTGCTACACCACCAAGAACTGGAGCGAGTGATGATAAGAATGACATATTTTTCTCCTTTTAATAAAGCCCCTCCCAAGGATAAGAGGGGCTATTTCTAGTTAGGTTTCAACATTTTTTAATAACGTACTTTGTCCTAGAAATGATCTATAAGTCCCGGTGTTGCATAAGTAGGCATAGGTCTAGCAGCTTTAAAGTTGAAATAACAGTCTAATAAGAATTGAGGTTCAGAAGGAACGGCTACGATTCTCGAAATAGGTGGTTGTTCAACAATAAAAGCGGCATTAAGAGAAGGAAGGGCACTAAAGTTTTGTGATAAGTGCCATACGTCAAGAGGAGTAGCTGCATTACTTCTAAACTGACCAGTAACTTGACTTGGTTTGTAGCGATATTCTGAATATCTTTCTTGGTAACCAAACACATTATTATCAGCAGCACCGCCAGCAGTTCCTTGAGCATAAATTTCCTTATTAAGAATAGATTGTTCTCCTAAGTGAGATAACGATGGCCAATAGAAGTCGAATCTTGTTTGTCTTGACCACATACGGTTAAGACCTTGTTGATAGTTTAAATCTGCACGAATAGATACTAATCCTATTACTATTTCATGCTCAGTAAATGATTTAACGAATGATTGTCCTGAATGTCCTACAGTACCCATGGCAGATAAGTTACCTTGAGGAGTAGACCCGGCTGCTGAAGCATTTGTTTGAGCAATTGGATTGATATTTATATTTACCGTTTTTCCACCTAAGAATTCAGGTCTTTGTAATCTTGCATCTGGTGAAATAACTCCGAAATGTGCTCTTACCATTTCAGTATAACGAGTACCACCTCTGGCATCCTTTTCATACATACGTTGAACTTGAAAAGCTTCTCGAAGTTGGTTAATAGTAGCAGCAGTTGCGCCTGATAAGTTTGCCACTAATGTTCCGTTAGGGTCTAATAATTGAGGACCAACAGATTGCATAGTAAATTGGCCAGCTGCCCCTGTACCAGTAAGGGGATTGGTTTGTGGGGTTAAGTTATTCGTAGATGGGTCTCTAAGTAGTTGTCTACCGTTAAGGGATGGGTTTGATAACACTACTGGGGCGGTACTTCCAAGGGGTACGCTAACGGCTGTTCCTTTTTGTGCAAAAGGTAAAGCGGAGGTGAAATAATCTTTCCTTTTACCTCTAGGTAGCACGGTGTAGTCAGTTGAGGCATCTGGTCCATCGCCTGTGTTGACAGTAACCGAATTTTGTAAATTTTCATCTCGGTACCATTCATTGTAAATGAGGTTATAGGCACGTAGAAACAAAGCAGAATTGACGATGCCAGCTTTTTTCGTAGGTAATCCCATATAGTCGTAGATAGATGCTTCAGTGTATCCTCCTGCTGGAGCAGTTATCGTCGGAACTAAGTAAGAAGTTGAATCTCCTGGGTTTGTTTGTTCACCCATAAATTTTTTGAAATTAGACCAGACTAATCTTAAAGGCACACTAAAGTAATGAATATCCATGTATAGGTTATCCATAATGGGCTTGATAGGTGTAGATAGTCGCCCAAATACAGCCGTTGAGATATTGAATGTATCTCCCGGCAGGGCTTCATCGACAAATACAGGAATAAGTGATCCTGCGTTCATAGTTGTTTTATAACCATGAGATCTATCGAATGTAGATCTTTGGATCTGAGGTTTTGCAACATGGTTGAAAACTTCTTGAGGTGTAACAGTTGATTTCATTTTCATTTTTTATTACTCCATAAAAAAAGGGGCGTCATGCCCCAATTGATGATAAAAACTAGTTTTGTAATGCCAGTTCATCGACTGGTTGTTTTAATGATAAGCGAGTTTGAAACTCAGAAGCGTTAGCAAGAATGATAGGAGAAAGATGAGTATTAATTTCGGCAGTAGTTTCATTAAATTCTCCGATTTCTACCAATGTGTAATCTGAAGCAAATTTAGATAAATTTGAATCAGGTTCTTGGCAAGAAGCTGAAAAAGCTCTTATAGCTTCAGCTTTGGTTTTAAAATAAAATGGTGACATGTAAGCCTCTGCTTTTGAGTCGTGAATACAAAACATTTTCATAGCGATTTCCTTGTTAATGAGACATAATCGTCTCTATTTGTTAATAATTCAGAATTATAATATTCTTCTGATTCTTCAAGAGTAGCATCCCTCTCTCTAAATTCTGATTTAATATTATTTTTCTGTTTGTCTATAATATATTTTGCATATATTTCATGTGATGATCGATTTTTAAAGTTAAGCATTCTTTCATTTTCATACATCTCAAATAATCCAGGATTGTATACTGATTTTTTCGGATCATTTAAGCATTTAGCATAATATCTTGGAAGAATAGATTTAGAATCGATCATTTGTTTATAATTTTCTTCGAGAAAGTTATAACCGATTGCAGGTCGTTTTGATACGTCCATGCAATCTGAGACTTGAATAATTTCACCGGATACAGGATCGGGAAATGAATGTTTCTTCCCTTTGAGTGAATACGAAGCGATGTAATAAGCTGTTTTTTCATTAGCTGTTCCTATTGAGTGGAAACCATTTTTCCATATTTTTTCTATTTCATCAGAGATAAATAATTTTTCTCCTCTCGGAGTAGTTCTGTTAAATTTCTGATTTTTCGGATTGTACCCGAAGATAATAGCGTGATGGTGAGGTCTAAAGTTTTTTGTTCCGTACTCATGTGATACCATATACCTTAATTTTAATTTGGTGAATTTTCTAAGTCTTTTAATGAATTTTTGAAATTCATTTTTAACAACTAATATTGAAGGAAGATTTTCTTCATTGTATGTAAGAGTAATAAAGCAGTTTTCTTTATGTGATGCGATTTCATGTCTGGCTCTAGTTGCCCATTCTATTGCTCTTTTTGAAATGCATTCATTGCAACGACCACAAGGGAGTTTTAAATCTCCCTCATGATTGAACTCGATACGACCGAGATCATTTAGTCGTGCTTTTTGTGGAAATAGACACATTTTATAATCTGTATCCGCCGCGTGAAGGAACAGGGGCAATGTTCCTTTTGTTTGTTCGCATACCACGCTTAAAAGATTTATGAGAATGATGTCTGTTCATGTGTTTTCTTTTCATGTTTTTTCCTTTAGTTGTTAATTTTGACACCCTGAAAGGTGTCAATGGGCATATAATATCAAGTATACTATATGCCCGTGACTTGTAAAGCTATTCGCTTTTACGTTTTTTGATAAGTTTTAAAACTTCAAGGATGTATCCAATAACATCCTGAGCAATTGAACCGATTTTAAGAATCTTTTCCATATTTTACCTCCTGAGCTGTCTTGTCGGTTTTAGTGTGTTGTGACTTAAGAAGCTCAGTTAATTCCTGAATAAACGGCTTTTTAGGTTCTTCTCGTTTTACTATGACGCCGTTTTTAAGCAATATTTCGGCGTTTTCGGGGTTTTGTATAAAACCCTCTAGTTGGGATGGATCATTGTCCATAAGCTTTCTAATGTCCGCTGGTAGCTCGTAGAAGAGCATTTCGGCACGGTTTACGATGTCGAAGGCTTCCTCTAGGTTTGGAATGGTGGAATTGTCGACGTAACGTGGTTCGTTGTTGTTGAGATGTCCGAATAAACCGGTCTTGGCGTAATTAGCCATAATAATATTTATGTCGCACATGTTTTTAAAGGATTGATCGGTGATTTTAGGTTCTGAACAATCTATTGATACGTCCCGTCTAAGTTCGTGATGATTTGTCATTTTCATTTAATTTCTCCTGTTGATGGATTAATAAGAGAATCGCCTTTGCGAATTTTAATCCAGTTTTCTTTTGGTTGTTGTTTTTGGAATAATGTTTTTGCACCATGCGCATTTGGAATAATTGAGCCTGCTCTATCTATAATTGCATCGAGAGGGGCTACCTTTTCATCAATATCAGCATGTTTTTTGAGTACGCTATTTTGACGAACTGAAGTAGCGTTGTTGTCTATATTAGTAGAATAATCGGACATGTCTGATGAAATTTTCTTAGAGATATAAGACTTAATTTTATCAGGTACAGGAT